GTTGCACTCCAGTCCGCTGGACGAGCAGCGTAAGTAGAAGGAATAACCTAAAATGGCACAGCCAACACAGACATCAGTACACATTGATGCGATTCTGACAAACATCAGCGTGGCTTACATGCAGATGGCATCAAACTTCGTGGCAACAAAGGTTTTCCCTCTTGTTCCCGTTGACAAGCAGAGCAACAAGTTCTTCAAGTACACCAAGAACGACTGGTTCCGAGATGAAGCACAAGTTCGTGCCGATGCGACCGAATCAGCAGGTGGCGGTTACAACTTGTCAACCGATTCATACGCAGCACAAGTTTGGGCTTTCCACAAGGATGTGGGCGACCAAACCCGTGCAAACGCTGACGCACCAATCAACCTTGACCGTGAAGCCGCTGAGTTCGTAACCAGCCGTATCCTTCTCCGTCAAGAAATGGATTGGCAGTCAACATTCTTCACCACAAGCGTTTGGGGCACCGACTACACAGGTGTTTCAGGCACTCCTTCAACTGGTGAGTTCAAGCAATGGTCTGACTATACGAACAGCGACCCACTTGAGGACATTGAAGCCGCTAAGGAAAAGATTCTTTCCACAACTGGTTTCATGCCGAACACATTGGTTCTCGGTTATCAGGCTTTCCGTAAGTTGAAGAACCACCCTGACCTTGTTGACCGTATCAAGTACACAACTTCAAATGTAATCACCGAAGAGATGATTGCTCGTATGTTTGAAGTTGACCGTGTTCTTGTAACAAAGTCTGTAAAGGCAACCAACAACGAGGGCGCTTCCGAGGCTTACTCATTCGTTCACGGCAAGGCAGCAATGTTGTGCTACAGCGCACCAAACGCAGGTCTCCTTCAGCCTTCGGCTGGATACACCTTCGGCTGGACAGGCGTTTCAGGTGGCATTGGTGCGACCGTTGGTACAAGCCGTTTCCGTATGGACTCTCTCAAGTCAGAGCGTATTGAGGCTGAAGCAGCATGGGACCACAAGGTCGTCGCTGCTGACCTCGGTGCTTTCTTCGCTACCTGCGTCGCTTAGTACAAGGAGTGGCTCAAGTGCCCGAAATGTACGAAGTGCTTCGTGTAATCAACAGTGGTGATGGTTCCATCTACGCTGGCACGATAGTTGATGCGTCTGAGTGGCGTAACAAGAAAGCGTTGATAAACGCTGGGCGGTTGCGTCGCTTAGAAGAAGATGAAGTTGTTCCCGCTTCGCCAAAGCCAAAGGCTGCAAAGCCCAAGGCTTCGGCAAAGCCAAAAGTTGAAGTAACTGAAGAAGTGATTGAAGAAGTGACCGAAGATGTCAATTAGTAATTACGCAGAACTAAAATTGTTGGACACCCTTGGTAACACCTCGTTTGCTGTAACGACTGCTTATGTAAAGTTGCATACTGGCGATGCTGGCGAGGACGGAACCAATAATGCGGCTACTGAGGCGACCCGTAAGGCTGTTTCTTGGTCGGCTGCTTCAGCAGGGTCCAAGGCATCTAGTGCGACGCTGTCATGGACGAATGTGTCAACTACAGAGACCTACACGCATTGGTCAATGTGGGATGCTTCAACGGGTGGTAACTGTTTGTGGACTGGCGCTTTGTCTGCTTCTGCTGCTGTTACTGCTGGCGACACTTTTGAAATCACCTCGCTGACGCTGTCCTTGGATTAGGAAGGTGATTCGTCATGGCGACGAACTTCCCTACATCTCTTGACGCTCTCACCAACCCAACTTCTAGCGATACGCTGGCGTCACCTGACCACGCTGGTCAACACGCCAATGCGAATGACGCTATTGAGGCTTTACAAGCCAAAGTTGGTATCAATGATTCTGCCGTTACATCAAGCCTTGATTACAAGGTCACAAAACGCCCTGTCATAACAAACGCACAAACAGCGTCGTACACTCTTGTCATTGATGACGCTGGAAAACTGGTTGAGGTTTCTAACGCATCGGCGAACACCCTGACTGTTCCCCCTAATTCAAGTGTGGCTTTTCCTGTTGGCACAATAATTGATGTTCTTCAGACGGGCGCTGGTCAGACAACACTTACTGCTGGTGCTGGCGTGACAATCAATAATGCGATTGGGTTGAAACTTCGTGCTCAATGGTCGGCGGCTTCGCTTATCAAAAGGGCGACTGACACATGGGTTGCTCTTGGTGATTTGAGCGCCTGATGCGTGGTGTATTTGCGTCTAGCGTTCTTCCAAAACCAATTGTGACCCTCGGGTCAACAACAAACTTCAACCAAGACCGTGCCACGATAAACGCCATTGTGGACGGACAGGGTCTTAGCACCACTGTGACGGCTCAATACAGTTCTAACGGTGGCTCAACCTACTCAACAGCCGTAGCGATGACTGGTTCCCCCACTTACGGTTCAACAGCCATGTACCTCAATGCGACTGGATTGACCGTCGGGACTTCATACATTGTGAGAATTACCGCCACAAACGCCAAAGGCTCAACAACTGTCCAAAACAGCAATGGCAACTTCACCACTTGGAGTCTCAAGACTTATCTGAAATCCACTTCAGGTTCGTACACGGTAAGTGTTCCATCCATAACGCCAACTGGCGGTTCGGCAATAGCACCAACTATTTATGAAATGCTCATTTATGGTGGTGGTGGCGGTGCCAACTATTCAGGTGGTGGAGGTGGTGGCTACAGGATTGCTTCTACCAAACTTTCTTCTGCTGCTGGAACTCAAGACATTACTGGCACAGTAGGAGCAGGCGGTGCTGGAGGAAATGGAGGTGGAGGTGCAGGTGGTGGAACAGCAGGTGGGTCAACGACCCTTGTTGTTGGGAACACGACTTACACGGCTGGCGGTGGTGGCGTAGCGAACTGGTTGACCCAAGGTGGTGCTTCGGGTACTGGAGATAACACTTCAAGAGCAGGCGGTACAGGCAACTACGGTTACACCTATGTCTCGGGTTACAACCAATGGACAGACCCGTCTTGTGGGTGCTGTGCTGTTGATAAGTACGGTCTTTGTGTTACAAACTGTACTTGCAATAACCCCAATAGTCCGATTTACTCTACCGATTTTAGTCGTTACGCAGGCGGTGGTGGCGGTGGCACTGACTCGGCTGGTACAAACGCAACATACCCTGACGGCGGAGGAAACGGTGGTAACGGTGGAGGGGCTTACGGTTTGAACGGTGGCAACGGCGGTCGTGCTGGAGGAACAGCATCTAACGGCTCTAACGGTTCTGTTGTGGCTGGTGGAGTGGCTGTAGGCAGAGGTGGAGAAGGTAACTTTGGCGCAGGACTTGCTGGTGGAGTTACCTTCAAGTATTACGGACCGTGAGGAAATAATGATTATCAAAGACTTTTCAATCAACGACATTGACACATATCGTTTATATTATGTGCTGGATAAAATCGCAGACACAGCGGTTACCTTGTATCGCCGCACTCCCGCTGGTGATGAACTATTTGAACATGCCGACATCCTCATCATGCGAGATGGGCATTTAGTTGTTGCTTTCAAACACCCCTTCTCTTACGCAGCGAATAATTGCCTGATTGCCAAAGTTGCGGGCACAGAAGAAGTTGTGAACCTGAACTGTTGGGAACGGCTAGTAGATGTGTACGACACCCCAATAGACAATACGGAAAACGGATTCTTTGTATTTTGTGATTCTGTCGCCATCGGTGACCCACAAGTTGAATGGCGATGCGACAACACGATGTACGGTCCAAAATCCTATTTGACGGATTTGGGCAAGACCGTATCTTCTCTCAGTAGGATTCTTGTCCACGAAAATATCTTGAGTTTGCATGGTGTTGGGTATGTGCTGTATCTCCATTTGTCCAACGACGCCGAGCAGCGTGAACTGTACAAAAACAACGCTGAATATCCATGTGTCGGCTTGACCATTTCTGAATTATTCAAGGTCATGCACGAATGGTCGGAGGTGACAAAAGCCCCTTTTGACAATACTGACGACATCGCCGTAGATGCGAAAAACTTTTTAGAGGCTTTTGAGTTTGATTCGGCATTGATAGACAACCAAGTTGATATGCAGGTTGTCAACTATCTCAAAGGTTCTACAACCGCACGGGTACGCCCTGATGGTGTCGTACCAAACAAGCCTGAGTTGATTGACTTTGTCAAGAAGAATATGGCTTGTAGTTCTCTTGCCGAACTATGCGTTCAATATCCCAACCTTTGGAACACTGAAGAAGTTCTGCATGCCGAACAGCGGGTTCTAAACGAGGGTATTCAGCGTTTCAATGAGTTTTACGGCATCCCCGAAGGCTGGACTTTTGATAATCCTCAGAGATATGTAGAACACTGTGAAGTGTTCGTTCAGCCCACAGTTGGTCCTTTTGTTCATAATCAAATACGGTTGTTCGTCAACAAAACCGAGGTATTAGACAGGGTCGCCCGTGGCAACCTATAACGATTCCAATGTCACCTACTCGGCGACAACGACAACCTACAATCAGACTTTCGTTGTTGTCTCTAAGACGGCTACGGGTAGTGGTGCTGGTTCAGCAACCGCTATTTCGGTAATCACACAGTCAAGGTCGGCGACTGGAACTGGCACTGGTTCTCAAGTTGTCAGCGGAAAAGTAACTAGAACACGCACGGCAAGTGGCGCTGGAACTGGTTCATCTATCGCCGACCGTCTTGTAATATGCCGTAGGTCGGCAAGTGGCGCTGGAACTGGTTCCTCTTCCAACACAATCAAACATTTGCTTTACCGCAACGCTCAAGGTGCTGGTCAAGCAACAACGGCAAATACTGCCGTCGGCAAACTGACGGCACTCCGCAATGCGACTGCATCGGGATTGGGACAATCCAGTGTTTCAACTCTTCGCAAGGTTTTTAGGACCGCCTCCGCAACAGGGTTAGGGACATCATCGGTCAGTGGTAGCAAATTGGTATCACGGTCTGCAACAGGGTCGGGTTCTTCTTCGCAATCGGCAACCAAACAAGTCACCAAACTGCGGACAGCATCGGCGTCGGGGAACGGCTCGGCAACAGCAATCCGTGTCCACACCAACAAAAGGTCCGCCACTGGCAACGCTCAAGGGGCTTCGGCGTCTTTACGACTAATAACCCGTTATGCGATTGCCACCAGTTCAGGACTATCCAGCCAATCAACCTCATCAAATCGCAAAGTTTTCAAAACCGCTTCCGCCACTGGCAACGGAACATCCACTAACTCTGTCAAACATCTTCTTTACCGAAATGCTCAAGGAGCAGGCACAGGTTCAACGGCTGGCGGTGCCACAAGACGCTACACGGCTATCAGGACGGCTTCAGGCGGTGGTAATGGCACATCAAGCAACGAAGTGCTTCGCACAGTCAAATCTCCCGCTACGGGCGTTGGAACAGGCAATTCCAGTGTCACACGACTCTGCACAAGACCAAGGACCGTATCCGCAAATAGTTTTGGCACTTCCAGTTCGTCATTCCGTCGTGGGGTCAGACGCTCCACAAGTAATCAAGGTACTGGCACCTCGCTTACCGTCGGTTTGCACAAAGCACCTCGCTCGGCGTCGGCAAACGCTATCGGTACACAAATATCCGAGGGATTCCGACGACTTGCCCTCTCGGTAGCCAGTGGTTCCACAACAACGAGCGGTTCTCCACTTGTGTACACCGTCAAAGGCTCTGCTGGTTCAGCCCAAGCCAACGGGTCTAAACTCGGAGTAACTGCGGACGGTAACGCAGGATTAGTGGTCGTAGGAGATTGACATGGCAGATGTAACTATCAAGGCAGGCAACAGACTGCCCGTGATTGCCCGTCAGTTCCTTCTTGACGATGTCGCTGTCAACCTGACGGGGGCAACGGTCACATTCAACATGTGGAGGGCAAGCACAGGAACCCAAGTCATTACCAGTGGCTCATGCACTGTCGTTACGGCAGCCACAGGCAGCGTTGAATACCCATGGACCGCTACCGATGCGACGCTCGCTGCTGGCGAGTACCTTGCCTCTTTCTCGGCTTCTTTCGCAGGTCCACGCATTTTGACAGCGCCAAACAACGGCATGATTGTCGTTGAAATCCTTGACACAACGGAAGCCTCATGGTCTTACACGGGAAACCCTGAGAATCGCACTCTTGACGCTTGCCGTTTTGTTATTGGCGATACCGATTCTACGAACCAATTGTTGATGGACCAAGAAATCCTTTGGCTTCTAAGCCAGTGGGAGGACAACATCTATTCCGCTGGTGCAGAAGGATGCGTTGCTATTTCAGGCAAGTTCACACGCCTTGCTGACTCTTCACGCTCCGTTGGAGACCTTTCAATTTCTACTCAATACCAAGCCCAAGCAACGGCATATCTCACCCGTGCCGACCATCTTCGTGAACAAGCCGATAAATATGGGCAACCAACCCCTGTTTATTACACCGACACCCTCGGCAATGTTTTTGGACCAAGCAACTTTTCTGTTGGAATGGACAATTACAGATGACCATTGAAAAAATGTTCCTTGACATGATGCCCTCGCTGGTAACGATTTACCCCAATTCCAGCATGGATGCCTACGGAAAGTTGACCCATGGGGCAACTGGAGTTGCTGTCCGCTGTCGCATCATGGAAACAAGTCAGCGTTATGCGACCGAACGCAATCGTGATGAGTTTGAAAACGGTTCCATCATCTTCTATGGCACCCCAACAATCACTACTGATTCAAAGATTTTGTTGCCCGACG